ATTTGGCCGCGAGTATGAAAGACGAAATCCAAACGGCTTCGATTGATTCCTGGAAAGATATGTCACACCCTTACAATGAATACGGCGGTTATGCAATGTATTTAGAAGCGGTTTTACCTTACAGAAACCAAACCGCAGAAGATAACAACCTTCACATTCATACGGTTATACACCCAAAGCTAACAGAAAAAGAGAATGGAACAAGGAAAGCACCAACTCCATACGATTTAAAAGGCGGTTCTGAATGGTTTAATTTGGGTAAATGTATGGTAACTGTTCACCGCGAAAGCACCGAAACGACAAACGCGGATATTTCAGTTCATAAGGTTAAACCGCGAAGTTGTGGAAATGTTGGATTCTGTTCTTTGCAATTTGATGTTGAAAAATTAGTATATTTCACAACTGAACAAACTGTTAATTGTAACTTGAAACGTTATGAAACTGAAAGAAGTAAACCAGCAAAGGTTGAAGCAATTAAACAAACAAAACCATTAACACCAAATAAAGAATTTAATATTAATAACAGAATTGAAGCACAAGGAAAAGTTCAAGATTGGGATGATACCGAATTGGATATTTGGCAATAAAAAACAAATAAAATGATTATAGACATTATAACAAACAAAGCGAAATTGGAAAAGATTGTGCAAGACTTAAAAAAGAAATACACGATCCAAAACCCAAAAACAAAAGCCGAAGCATTGAAACCGATTCCGGCCAATGCTCAAAACATTATAAACGACATCACCGAAGCGATTAAATTTATTGGTTGTTTAGTTGAATTGAACAATGATTATGCAACAGAACACAAGAAAAATGAATTGATGCTTACAAAACAAGCGGTGAAAATAGGCATCCAGGAAGCAGAATTGAAGAAATTGAAGCGGATTAATGAAAGATTATTAAAAAACGTAAAAATATGAACAAAGAAATAGCCAAAGAATTACAAGAATATTCCAATCAACTTGAAAAAAGATATTCAAATACTAACAGAACCGGAAATTTTAATAAAGAAACATTTACCGTAAAAGAAATAATTCCAACAAGCGACCACACCGCAACATTATTATTTGAAAAATCTTCCGGTAAACTTGCGGCCTTCTTTTGTTACTACATTAATCGAGGTGCGGCTAAAGGTTGGAAATATTTTGTTCCTACTGATTCACATATTACTGGAATGAGAGCATTTGAATACTATAAAATGCAAGTTGAAAGAACTAATTACAAGAAAAACTTTAAATAATTAAAAAAACTTTGCCCTTGAAAAGCCTATAAACATTGAGAAGTTCAAAAAAGTTTACTAAAAAGCGAAAATAAATTACAAAGAATGTAAAAGCTATGCTATTTTCCGTATATTTGTATCAGACAAAAACAAAAAAAAGAAACATTATGACAACTCAAGAAAAAAAAGAAGAATTAAACGAAGCAATTTTAATGATACAACAAGCACAAGAAATTGTAATGGATTTAATAGGTGATAATAGAGCAATGGCAAACAGATTTGAAGCTTTTGGAAAATTTGGCTTTGACCAATTATTAGGAAATGGAAACCCAAATGATGAATCACTTTTTGATATAATTGAAGAACTTTAAAAATTTATAAACTAAAAAACAAAAAAAATGAAAAACGAAATTTTAGAAACAATTGAAGATTTAGAAATTAACATTTTAGATTTTGACAACGGTTCAGAACTTTATGAAAAATTAGATTATAACGGAAGGATGCACGAAATAATTGATGGTAATATTGATATTTATTATCACGATTTAAGAGAATGGGCAGTTAAGAATTGGGATTATGTTGAAGAAGCTAATTTAGAAGGTATGGGAACAAACGGAGAAGATTATCACAAAGATATTCAAGCCGGACAATTTTTGAAACTTTCTGAAGAAGCTTATAAATTAGTTGATGAAATATTTGAAGAACTATAAAAAATAAAAATGAAACAAACTATTAAAAACAGAATGAAACAATTGGATTGGAATCTGATGCAATTGCATCAAGCTTCCGGTGTTCGATATGCAACACTTAGCACTTTTATAAACGGTGATAAGCAAATAAGATTTCACAACCTGGAAAAGATTTGTAATGCTTTAGACTTGGAACTTGTATGTTGTTAGACTTATCAAAGCCATTTGAAGCAAAGAAAGCGGAAACAAAACTTTCTCAGCTAATTAAAAAAGGTGCTAATATTGAATTGACTGAAAAAAAAGCAATGCGATCAGTTAAACAAAATTCATTCCTTCACGCTATCTTAACAATCTTTGCCGTTGAATACGGTGAAACAATAGAATATACTAAACAAACAATTTTTAAAGCAACTGTGAACGCTGAATTATTTATTTACGAAAGGACCAATAAAAAAACCGGTGAAATTCGTGAAGATTTAAAGAGTACAAAAAACATTTCAAAAGGTGAAATGAACATTGCAATTGAAAGATTTCGAAACTTTGCTTCAGATAATGGAATTTATTTAATGGATGCCGATGAATTTAAACAAAATTATTTTTTGGTCCAGCAGATGGAAGAAGAAAACAAAATATATCTTTAATTATGCGGTGTAAGAATTGCAACATAAAATTTGAAGTAGTTTATTTTAATCAAAAGTTTTGTTCCAACGAATGCAAACACAAAGCCGAAAAGCTACCAAAGAAGAAGCCTAAACGACTTTATAAATGTAAACAATGCAAAACACTATTTGAAAGAATGAAGCCTTTACAAGCCGTTTGTTCACCTATTTGCGCAATTGAATATTCAAAGGTATTGGAAGCAAAAAAGCAAAGGAAAGAAACGCGCGATTTAAAGCAATCAATGAAAACTTGGATGGATTATTACCAAGAAGCGTTGAAAGTGTTTAATTCATACATAAGAGAGCGCGACAAGAATGAAAAATGTATTTCTTGTGATGCTGCTCCAGGAACTTACCGTTTAACTTCCGGTCATTACTTTCCACAAGGCCAAAACAAAAGTGTTGCACTTGATGTTGATAATGCACATTCACAATGTTGGTTCAACTGCAATAAAAACAAATCCGGAAATCTTGCAGAATATTATCCTCGATTAATTAAGAAGATAGGCCAACAAAGATTTGACGAATTAGAGCAAAGAAAAAACAGTTTAAAAAAATATTCAATTCCGGAACTTATCGAAATAAAAGTTATATTTAAAGACAAATTAAAAAAACTAAAAACGAAATGAAGAATTTAAAAGTTGGAAGCGATTTTTCCGGTGTTGGTGCATTTGACCAAGCGTTAAAAAGATTAGGAATAAATTATGAAACCATATTTGCTTGTGATATGGATAAATATGCCCGGCAAACATTTATTGAAAATTACGGTGAACCAAAATATTATCCGGAAAATGTTTATGATCGCGAAATTCCAAAAGAAAGCGTTGATATTTATATGACTTCACCACCTTGCCAGGCTTTCAGTATTGCCGGAAAAAGGAAAGGAGAAACAGAAGAACGCGGTGTTTTATTTTACAATTCACACGAATTTATATTAAAAAACAAACCAAGATATTTCATTTTTGAGAATGTCAAAGGTTTAATTTCTGATGATAATGGGCGAACATTTCAACGCTGGATTGATTATTTAAGTAAATCGGTAAACGGTCAGCCGGTAATATTTCAACACGAACAAAGCGCAAATTACCACGTTTATTATAAAGTTTTAAATTCAAAAGATTACGGTGTTCCACAAAACAGAGAAAGGATTTTTATAATCGGTATTCGTGATGATGAAGATAATAATTTTCTATTTCCACCAAAAGAACATTTAACAAAAAGATTAAAAGATATTTTAGAAGATGATGTTGATGAAAAGTATTTTTTAAGTGATGCGGCAATAAAAAGCATAATTTTAAATGATAATAATTTACAAAAATCAAAAGTAAATCCGGAAGTTGCAAGTGCTTTGCAAACACCCGGAAACGCTTGTGGAGTTTACAAGGGAATGACTGCAATAAATGTTTTGAAGGTTAAATCAGCAACAAAAAGAGGTTTTGAAATAGCAAACGAAGGTGATTCAATTAATTTTAGTCAACCAAATTCAGAAACAAGGCGCGGAAGAGTTGGTAAAAAGGTTGCACAAACTTTAGAAACGCAATGCAATCAAGGTATTATCCAGGATCGAATTAGAAGATTAACACCGCGTGAATGTTTCAGATTGCAAGATTTCCCGGATTCATTCAAAATGCCTTGTTCAGATTCTCAAATGTATAAACAAGCTGGTAATTCAATTACTGTTGGAGTATTAGAAAAGATAATTAAAAGACTTATCAAAATTTAAAACATAAAATGATTATATTTGTAATTATATGAAAGCAAAAACAGAATTTGTTGCCAATTTTAAAGAGATTGAACAAGCGCATCAACTTGGCTATGATGTGCCGGAGCCGGAAACAACTATTATAGATTTTAACTTTGAT